TCAGTATCATCGCTGGTCATGCGCTGAATGTTCTTGTATCTCCTCCAGCCTGTCTTGAGGGGATCCTGCTTCGCCTTCGACCAGTCATCAGAAACCTCAAAGTACACGCCATCCTTTGTTTGGCGTACCAATTCAAAGTCTATCGGGAAAGCTGCCCATCTGCCAGTAACAAGGTCTTTCTTCCATAGCACAGCGTATGCATCAGCGATCTCATTATCCAAGCAGATCATGTCAATGACCTCCTTCAATGTGTACGGAGATCGGCCATTGTTCATCTGCTCCTCTGAATTTACCTCGATGCCTCCAGCTGTGATGAATTTCACCTTCTGATTCACTATACCTCCATGTACAGGATTATCCTGAAATAAGCCAACAAGGAACTGAGCATACAAATTCGCATCACCCCATTTAACGAGGCCACTCTTATTGTCTATCTTCTCAACTGGTTGAGGCTGCTTAGCTTCCCGGAATATTGTTCGGATCATAGATTTGTGTTTGTGTATCTGGTTCAAATGTAGGGATCACAGGCAATGGATTTTCAAGCAGTCGCATCTTTCCATTCTCAACCTTCACCCCTTGTGTATAGTCAAAGCTGCCACCATTAGGCATCTGATAAACCTCGTATAAATAATCCCCCACGAACTTAAAATCTACATCGATTCCCTCATCGAGATCAAATAGATTATAGCGTTGTGGAGCTGGGCTGACATCTGTCAGGTAAATCAGGTATTCATAGTAGTCATCCTGATCAAGTACGAATCTGAACAGCCAGTTGTCTGGCAGCAGATCAGTCTTGAGTTCGTTCAGTGTTACCGTGATCTGATTCAGCGTATCCTGTGTCAGCAGTATCATCCTTCTTTTTTTTCTTTGTTTTGACAACCTTTACAGGTTCCTGTTGAATTCTTCCCAAAGATACCAACAAAGCCCTGTTTGATGGAGTATCTTCAACGAATCCTAATCCTCTGATGTAGTATTTTGTAGCCATATCGAGATTCAAAAAAGGGGAGGCTGTGTACCTCCCCCGAAATTAATCAAATTTTCACAACATTAGCTCACAGGAGGCAACAACAGATTCACTATTGCAGCATCAATTTTGCAAGCCTTTGTCTTTTCCTTACCGTTGAAGGTGAGAGTATTGCCATTCATATCCTCGAATGCAGTTCCGGAAGCTCTTTCATCTGTAGCTTTTGCTCCATTTTCCATGAATAGAAGCTCGTATGTGCCATCATTCAGCTTAGCGATGAGTGCATGGCGGCCACGGCAAAGAGCTTCGATTTCAACGATCATCTCTGCTGTGTTACCATGTAGCACTACCGTAGCTGTCTGCTGGCGACCATAAGCTCCATTCGTTCTTTCTCCGACTGCTACATCGGTGAAGGATGAAGTTTCCATTTCAACATTCAAAGGATAGGCATACGTGCCGGGAAGCAGCGTCAAAGCTGTAACCTCACCAGCAGCATAGGTCAATGTATCGTAGTTCGCTATTGCGAACGCATACCATGTATCAACTCCTCCTTGAGAGTCGCATACAAGGTCATATCCGGATGTAATTTCACAAGCCATTTCCTTAGATCTTTATAGGTTATTTATTAGGATGCAGCAAGCTCAAGGCGAGTGAAGTATTCAGGGAATACATACGCCACACCAGATCTCCACTTAACACCGAAGCGAAGCTTCTCATCTGTATCGTTGTACTTGAACTCGAATCCTTCGTAGTCACCTGCAAGATCAGTTCCGAACGTTTGTAGTAGGAAGGATGAATGATGGCTCAGTTCCTGCCTCCTCGGAGATCTGGAAGTGATAGTTGTTATCATTGTAGTTCTGAGTGATAATCTTGCGGAATGTTTCACGCCCGCAGATGATCTCCACGTTCACATCGTTGTCCATCAATACAGCAGGGATTGCATCGTACAAACCAAGAGCGATAGTCAATGCATTAGCTGCTGTGATAGATACCTCAACAGAGTTGTACACATTCAAATCAACATCGTTATCCCACAGCTTCACGAACCCATCGTAATGAGCAAGGTCAGGATTCAAAGAGAGAGTATCTCCGTTGAACATTAGATCCTGGTTCTTCTTTGCAGCCTTCTTGATATAGTAAGCAGCCATGATGTCAGCGAATGGAGCTTCAGTATCCTGTACGTTTGCACCTGCAGCATTCATCAACTGCGCCCATGTACCGTTCAGATCCTCGTTGCAGTAGTCCTCTTGGATCTTCAATCGCTTTGTAGTGATCGTTTCATCAGTAAGGATCACACCACCTTCAGGGGTCCATCCGCATGATGTCGCAGCTTGAAGAGCTGGATCTGAAGTGAGGAGCTTGATATCCTCTGAACCTTTCACGTTCTCCATGATAGAGATACGAGAAGTCAATCCTGATGCGTAGATCAGGTCTGTCAACATCTGAGTTGACTGTGCATCTGTGTACGGAGCAAGAGCTTCAACATCGTAGTCGAAACGCTCACGTACTAATTGATTTAATTTTTTCATTTTATTGTTTTGTTTTATTGTTTACTTGTTTAATAGATCCCGGTATGAAGGGGCTGGAGTTGATGCTTTCTTAGGTGCTGCACCGAACTTTTCACCCTCTTGAATTGTAGCCATCTCTGACTGCATAGCTTTGAACTGGCTCTCCATCTCAACGAATCGGTTGTGGATCTCAGCTGTCTGCTGACGCATTGCATCGGCAACCTCTGTTCTCATCTCGTTGATGGCATTCACTACCAAAGTAGCGATGTCATAAGCCTCGCCCATTTCAAGGCCAGTTTTCTCTGCGATGATCTCCGTAGCTGCTTCGAGTGCATCGGCAACCTGATCTGCTGGGATAGCTTCAAAGCCTTCCTCATTAGATTCATCTGTCATCGTTTCAACATCCGCAACCGCTGTAATAACGCCATCGCTGTTCAGAGTGATCACTTTAACTGAACCATCCTCCAGCGTTAACTCATGCTCTCCTTCAGGTGCAGGGATGCGCTCCCCTTCCAGCTCGATGAATACAGCAGTACCCTCGATCAGATCACCCTCATAGAACACAGCTACACCTTCAGCAGTCACAGCTTGAGCGAATGCCTCTGCTGCTGGTTTCCCCTTTGTAAAGAGATCCCAGATGCTTGTTTTTTGCTTGTTCATTTTATCTGTTTTAATTTTTACCTTGTCAAACCACCCCTCAACAGAGAATCCTCCGAACTTGCCCTCCTTTACTTTGGACCATAGCTCATCATTCTCGATGTGATATGAAGCTATCCAGCTTCCATCCTGTAGATTCATGGCTGATAATGCCTCCGGAACTTTTGGGAGCTTTGGATCTGTCGATGAAACGATGTAAGAATCCACTAATGTCTTGAAGAACTTTCTACGGATCAGCTCTATCGTTTCAGGCTTAAAGATCACATAATGATCTCCCAGCTCAGGTGACCAGCGATAGATCGGCTGATTTGCAGCGATCATCACACCGGTAACCATGCGTTTCTCATCATTGAATGCATAACGTACTGATTCTTTTGAGAAATAGATCATCCCTTTCATGTGCGCAGGGATATCCACAAAGGAATTGAAATCGATTCCTGTTTCGTCATTCTCGTTAACTCCTATCCAAAAATACTGAGCCATATAACTATTAGAGTAAAAAGTGAAAAAGTCGGTAATTTGTCAGGTATTCTATCCTCCAAATGTGGCTAATGCTTGCACTTTGCCACTCATTGTTTGCTGTGCTGTGATATCGGAATCCAGAACGTACACCTTGCTTCCTTGCTGACCTCCTCCACCGGGAAGCCCAGCTGTCTGCGTTGTTGGTCCTTCAGGTAGTGGCACAGCTGGAGTGCCTTGTGATGGAGCCGATACAGATGCCTGTGATGATGCCCCTCCACCGCTTGATGAGAATTGTGTTCGTGCTATCTTTGCGATGTTTGTTGCTGCGAATGCTGCTGCAAGTCCTGCCTGAATGAATGGATACGCAGGGAATACTCCTGTGATAGGTGATCCTGAAGCTGTTTTGAATGCGTTAATAGTACCCTCAACTCCTGACATCGTAGCTGATGCCAGTTTAGCTGCCTTGTCAACTTGAAAGGCAATCTTTGCAGCCTTCTCGTTCTTCTTGCCGAACAGCTCCGTGATATTCTGAATGAGCTGTAGAGAATCCTGTGCAATTTTCAGCTTTGCATCGCTGAGCATTTTCGCATTCGCCTCCTCATGCTTTGTCGTTTCATCATCGATAGCCTTCACCTTGTCAGCATATTGCTGCTGAATCAGTAGCCTTTCATTTGCTGTTAGCTGATCATTTGAAAGAGCCTGTTGCATCTCGATCTCTGCCAGCTTTTTCTTTGCTTCCTGCTGAGCATAGAAATTCTCCTCCGCTTGCAACAGCTCCAGTTCAGCTGCTGCTTTCTGATCGGCTAACTGCTCAGTAGCTTGATGGATCTGTAGCTGCTTTTCAACATCGCTATTTTCTCCGTATTTCTTTACGATCTCCTCACGCTCCCTGCGATGTTTTGTCTGGAGCTGCATCAATGCCCTCTCATCGGCATCAGCTATATTCAGGTTGATGAGATCCTCCAGCTCTTTCTGTCTTTGAAGCCTCAGTTGTGCCTCTTTCTCCTCATCTGCTCTGCGCTTTTCGGCTGCTTTTTCAGCATCTGCCCTGCGCTTTTCCGCTGCTTCCCTTGCTGCATTCGTTCTCTCCGTTTCATTTTCGATCTGCATCACGGTGAGATCTTCAGAATTCTTTTTATTTTCCTTGTATTGCTCCCTCGCTGCTGTTCGTGTGGCCTTCAATGCCTTATCCAGCTGCTTGAATCTCTCGCTGTCAGCATCTCCTGTAGCTCTTAGTATTCTGATCTCCTCCTCGTATGCCTTTATTTTCTCCCTTTGCATCTGAAGGATGGCCCTGCCAGATTTCAGGGCTGCCTGAAGTTTGCGCTCCTCCATCTCCTCCGTATTCTTTCCAGCAGCTTGTGCCTTTCTTATCTCGAAAGATAGATTATCATCGACAGATTGAGCCTTGCGCTTCTCAGCTGCGATCTTCTTGTTCATCTCCTTTTCAGTAGCATCTGTTTTTGCCTTTGCATTAGCCTTCATCTGAGCTGTTTGCTGGTCATCGATGATACCAAAGTATTCGAGTGCTTTAATAACTCCGTATATCGCACCAATGAAAGGGAATAATACCCCTATCACTACCTTGATACCCGGTCCTAATTTATTGAACCAGTTGTATGCTTTCTGTACTGCCTCAGTAACCTTGTCAAAGTTGCTGATCAATAGCCCGATGGCCACAACTATAGCACCAATCCCTGTGGATATTAACGCTATTCTAAAGACCTTCATGGCTGTAGATGCGCCACCAGTTGCAGCTGCCAGCACTCCTGTTGCCATTGCAAGGCCCGATGTCGCAGCTGTTTGGATGTACGTTGCTGCTGTTCGTGCCTTCTGCATCAGGAAGCTCTCCTTCTCAAAGTTAGCTCTGATCTGTTCAATGGATTGCAGCACAGTCTGTACAGCGATCAGCTTCTGCATGGATTGAGTGAGTGCTTCGCTTTCGCTACCCACAAGAGCCATAGTTCCCTGAATAACACCATACCCTGCTGCTATACTGGTACCAACCTGAAGGGCTGCCTGCATATTAGCTCCATCAGTACCGGCATTAGTTAATTCAGTTCTGAGATCTCCAATAGTATCTTTGAGTTCACCGGCTGCCTGAATAGCTGCCTGACCGATAGGCGATGTTCTACCAGCTTGCAGAGCTATATCCTGATATTCCTTGAGTGCTTGCTTTGCTTGCCTCATGGTCATGCCACC